AGATGTCCATGTAAGAATGTTTCCAGCCGTACCGCCAAGAACAAACGATAACGCCTTAACTGTTCTATTATGAAAGTAGCTATAAAAATCAGCGTTGCATTCTGCTCTGATTAAGGCTTCAACTGTCATTGAACCTTCTGGATTTCTACCTGTAATGCAATAACCTTTAATACCCTCTGTTTGATTGAAGTCAGGCCGTTCAGCAATAACATTATTAAGTCTAAATGAAAGCTTCTCAATAATAGCAGCATAACCGCCGAATGTGAATGTACAAGCTTTTACAATCTCAGGGTCAGGTGTGTCAAACGTAGGATCTACGATAGCACCATCAATCGGGATTTCGTAAATACCTTTAAACGTAAAGTTGAACATTCCAAACTCGCCTGAGGTCAAATCCATTTCAAGGTCACCAACACATCCGGTAGCTTTACATATAACGCCGTCAATATAAACCCAGATAGCAGCACTAAGAAATGTCGCCGATAAAGGCGCGTTTGTAACACTTGTACTTGATACGATTGTACTACTCATCCCGCAAGCTTGAAGTAAGGGCCCTAGTCTTGCTTCCATACCTGCTGTTCCTTGACCTCTAACTTTAGTGGAAAACTTTATCTCCACAGAAGTTTTTCCCCTTGCTTCGGGAAACATAGACAAGTCACTATTACCAGGATTGCGTTCTTTCATGTCAGCATTTATGGTATAAGTAACATCGTATGCTTCAATAGCATTAGCCGTATTTACTGGAGTAGGGTCTGTGCCGTATGTCGCTTCTTGTTCAGCAAGAAGAACTGTTCTTTTTGTCTTTAGACAAGCCATTTCGTTTTCCTCCTATTGTTATGTGTGGGTAATGGTATCTAAAATCTGAAGTTCTATTTGCAAGACAACATAGTTTTCAAACTCCACTACTTCCCACTCGGTATATATTAACATTCTTGCAAAGCTTTCCCAGTTATCTGGATTATCAATCTTTGCTAGAATGGCTTCTTTTTTAGCGTGCATTAATATTCTGTTCCCTGCGTCTGCCATCTCCTCGCGATTAAACCCTACCTGTATCAGCCATATCTGCGAATCGTGAAACTTGTTTATCATCTCCCTAGACATATCATCATCTATGTTCCCGGACAAAGCTTTAAGAATAAAGGTGCGCCCAAACTCGTTCTCAGAAGCGTTCTCGTAGTCATATACCTGTTTTGCTTCCGCAAGCTTTAAGCCTTCTAAAATATCTCTAATGCCATTATAAACAGTTGTATGACTCATTCTTTCGACCTCTTTGGTTTTCTGAAAATAGGTTTGTCATCTTTAGTATTAACTTCGCTTATTTCGTCTACCGGGATTAACATACATTTACAGTTCTGTTTACATATTGTAAATCCTTTTCGTGGCAACCCTTTTGCTTCCCATTCATCCCACGACTTAGCCGGGCCATTGTGCCTTGATAAACAATCGGGACAAGTGTTTACTAATACAGCAGCCCATCTAAACAATTCATCTACTCCGAACTCTGATAAAGAACCGCCATCCCTAAAACCATTTATAGTGCCATTAGCCGTTGCTTTAATAGCTCGGTTAAACTCGCCAAAGATACGACCATTATTGCGTAAGTCGTCAATCAGTAAAGCTTCAAGGGCAGAAGCTTCCGCGCCACCAACAAGCGCAGTTTGTATAAACTCTTTAAGAGTAATAGCAGTACGACCAGCCTTTGCGACTAACAGAATAGTCATTGACTTCATTTCACGTCGTATCGACTCTCTTAATATCTCATCATCCGGCATTTTTAATCCTTTTTTTAATCTCTTTAACCATTCTACGCCTACCGGATGTTTGCATTCGTGACGACATCCCAAAGAAGTTAAAAAATCTTTTACCTGTTTTAGTCTTAATGCCATCAATTTGCAAATATTGAGCAATTTTCCTCCTGCCAGCTTTAATACGAACCAAAACTTCATTTTTGCCATGTCGTATTATTTGCCAAGAAATACGCAATCGCCCAGTATCTATTAAAGGTCTTTTGTCCCCACCTTTCTGTTTTATTGTACTAGCAGCTAAAGCGGAGTATTCTTCTTCCTGCAAATCAATACCCTTATCTATGTTCTTCGCCATTCTAGCTGTTATATCTTTCTTGGCAATTTCCATTAAAGTATTTGTAAAATCTAGATCTGGAATCTTAATCCTGCCTATTATCCTGGCTTCTATCATCTTGATTGATTTTCGGGTCCTTTGTCCGTTGTATTTTAATATCTCTTTTTGTTGTCATTACATCTTTAGCGAACTGTATTCCATTCTCAACTGCTTGTTGAGCATAATTCTCTCTTATATTATTTCCGACCTCTTTGACTATCGCTAATAACACAGCTTCCGGGTCGGCTATTAACTTGCTAATACTTACCGCTTTTAATAAACCATCAATATCATCTTCAATATTAATCTCAAGCTTGTCCTGCTCGTCGAGATGTTTATGTATTACTTTATCTAACATCTTTCTCCCTCTTATAGAAAAGGTCGCGTCTGATCATAGATGTCTTTCTAAACTCTTTCCCTCCCATACAGCGGATAGATGAATTGATGTTATGGTAATATTTTCCCTTTGCAGTATTGATGCCAGCAACCCATTGACTAAATCCAGCTCGAACCATTCTGGCGTGAAAATCGAAATCCTCCCATCCGTACCCAGGCTCACCAAATGCGTCGTCAGTACAGAATCTAACTTCGTCAAAAACCTTACATCTATACATGCCATAATAGATACAATGACAAGCGTATGGTTTTGGTTCGTGTAAACTAAAGCATTGTTCTTCGTAATGTGTCTGTCCATTTTTGTTCACCTGATTACTGAATTTGTTAGGGTAAAAACCGATTGCGTCTGCTTCAATATTAGAATCAAGAAAGTTAAGAAAACAAATAAGACTTCCCGGAGTAGGAACTATATCGCCATCTATTAATAAAATATAATCACCTTTACTAACGTCAAGCGCTTGATTCTTGCCATGTGAAATACCGCGATTGTCTTTGTTTCTTATATAAGTAACCCCAGTAAAATCAACCTCGCCTATCTCATCAGTAGAGCCGTTATCAACAACAATGATTTCATGCTCGACTTCAGCAAGCTCTGTTTTTAGAACAACTAAAGACTTTACTAATGTATCACAAGTGTTCCAACATAAAATGTTTACCGACAGTCTCATGTCCTATATATCCTTACGCTGTTAAGGTCAGTCTGTGATTCTTCATCATCAATAGTGCCACTTTCATCTGCGTCATAAGAAACTTTTAAATTACTAAAAGCCATTTCAAACTTCTTCCAATAATCATTAGAAAGCAAGTCCCATTTATCTTCCGCGTCCTGGCGCAAGTCTAACGCAATAAAATGAATCGTTAAATAAATAAGCGGGATGCGTACCTGTGAACTTTCCATAATCAACTCATGCCTGCGACCTCTATCGTAAAGCATCTGCTCGAACTTCTCAAAGCAAGAAATTATCTTTACTGTATATGACTTAACAACTCTATAAACACTAGTTGTGTCCGGGTTAGTTGTCCAATTCGGGCTTACCGAAATAACGCCAGTTGAACTAACATAATCAGAAATGGCTCGTCGCTGTTCGGCTCCTGTTCCTTCTAAAATCTCTACTATCCCACCTGTCCAGAAATCGTCAATCTCTTTCCTTGCTGTATCAGTAAGCGTTCCCGCTGCTCCGGCTGTTGCTGTTCCTATCTCTTGCGCGTTTGTTCTGCGTAAACTATCCAACTCAGCAAACAAATCTCCGTCAGTTATTGGGATTGACAATCGACTTAATACAACGTCAAAGAGTTGTTCTTCTGTGTAAGTAACACCACCTATTACATATTTCCATGTAGCTCGATAGTCTAAATCTTTATCAGCCGTATGTGTCGTGGTAAGGTCATAAGTCATCTCCCCAGTAGTAGCATTAACTGTCGCTGCTACCGACGCTTGCAACACAGACCCACCCGGCTTCTTTAATACAATAGCAGCAGATGTAGGAACGATTGCACGATTATCAGAATAAACTGTTAATCTAATTGTGTCAGCTATGTCCTCTAAAAATTGTTGCTTCATATCTGCCTCCTATTAGGGCCAAGATAAATTACTCATTTCTTGTTTGTGTTTATATATAATTTCAAGTGATTGCTTCATCATTGAGCCTTCGAAATCTTCTTCTGGTAACGAATCCTTCAGCTTTCTTTCAATCCATGCCTGGAATTTAACTATAAATTCTTCTTT